CATCAAGCCTACCTTCTTTAACAATACCATACTCATCCATATATTCTACATCAATCCAATCTGGTCTGTCAACATTAAAAAACAATCCAGGGAAAGAAAGACAACCTTCTCTATTCTTTGCCAGAGTTTCTGATTGACGAACTACTTTTGGATTTAGGCAAACAAGTTGAAACTCATCTGTACCTATAACAAACATTCTTTCCGACACACCGCATTGATTGGCAGATAGACCAACACCACCATATAGTTTCATGGTCATCTTCAATCGTTTTGCTAATGTTACCAAAGATGGATTAGGAAAACCACGATCATATTCTGGCATTACTGTAAGCAACATTGGATAATCTTCACCATATAATGGCAACGGATCAAGTTTTTCTGTTGTCTGTATGCCTGCTGCTGTATCAATCGTTAGTATCTCACTCATTTTACTATCCTCGAAAAGTTCTTTACTTTCTCAAACCGAATGGTATTAATAAATTTATCTTGAAGTATATCACCTTTATGACTAATCACAAACAGATTTACACCTTCAAGACCATGTAGAATCTTCATCAGTTCTTCGGTACCTGTATTATCTAAACTTGAATCGAACACTTCATCAAGTATCAACAGATTGGTATTAGAAGAGTTCTTTAGTTTCGCTACTGCTCTCCATGTCAACATCAATGCCATATCAATACGCTGCTTCTCACCCTCTGAGAAGTTGTGATAACTAAAGTCATCACGATGGCGTGACTTGATTGTTTCTTTGAACGACTCATCAAGATTAAAGTTGACAAAGAAATCTAATGATGCCAAATACTTGTTGACCAATTTGTTTATGATTGGTAAATATTGTTTGATGATCTTAGTCTTGATACCAGAATCACGAAGCAAAGATGCCGCAGTATCTTGGTAAGATTTCTCATCAATCAAGTTTCTTAATTGTGTTTCAGTTGTTACTACTTGCTCACTCAACACTACCAACTCATTGGCATCAGCAGTCTCTTCGGCAGTATTTAGGTCTGTAATTTGTTTTTCAAGTTTCGCAATCGCAGATTCTAATCCAGTTTTACCAGTTTGTTTGGCAGCAAGTTCAACTCGTGTTGTGTGTAATGTCTGTTCATCGGAACGCAGTTGAACTAATATAGATTCGTGCTCTGCTATCTTTCCTTGTAGTTCTGTTAGACCACTAGCAAGTTCCTGTTGTTTTGATAGTAGTTCGCCCATGTGCCTTTCTTTAGACTCCAAGGTAATGGCTTGCCTACAGGTTGGGCAATCAGCATTGTGTTCATAGAACTCTCTATCTGTTCCCACTTGGGATATCTTGCTTTCAATTTTTGATTCAACTTTTTTAAACGCAGCAATCTTCTTTTCATTTTCAGGAATTTTCGAGCAGATTTCGGTATATGTTTCTTTCTTTCGCTCCAGATTGTCAATCTCTCCACATAAGGTGAGTAAGGTTTCTCTGCAACTTTGTATCTCTTCCTCATATTCTTTTACCTTTGCTTCTTTATCTTCGTTGAGTTTATTTTGATGCTCTTTCTTCAACTCATACCGTTGCTTCAGTAATTCAATCTCACCTTTTTTGAGGATAGTATTCTCTTTGTTGACACTCAATCTTTCTTTGACCAAACTATTCATGGTAGAAAAGATTTGAATGTCTAACAAGTCCTCAATGATAGCACGGCGATCTGATGCTGACAACTGCATGAATGGTACAAATGATGCTGAACCAAGTATGACAATCTGCGTGAATGATTTATAGTTTAGTTTGACAATAAATCTTTCCAGATAATCTTGATAGTCACGAACGGATGCATCTTGATTGAGTAGGATTCCGTCTTGATATATCTCAAAGATATTTGGTTTGATACCACGAACGATCTTGTACTGCTTACTGCCAATATCAAACTCGACTTCGACCACACAATCTTTGCCATTGATTGAGTTGAGTAGGTTAGGTTTGTTTACGTTTCGAAATGGTTTGCCAAACAACGAAAAGCACAGAGCATCCAACATCGTGGACTTACCTGAACCATTCGTACCAACAATCAAAGTATTGGTGTTACTGTTTAGTTTTATTTCTGTAAAGTGGTTGCCCGTTGAAAGAAGATTCTTCCAACGGAGTGTTTTGAATATTATCATTCAGTCTCAGTATTAAGTGCTTCAACATAAAGTTCACGCATTAGACCTTTAAGTTTATCACTTTCTACATTCAATGTCAAGTTATCAATGTATTTGGAAAGAATCGTCATCGTATCTTCCGCTTGATCAATCAGGTCTTGATCGACCTCAATATTCAAATCGGTAAAATCTTCGACGATAGAAATGTCAGCAGCACCTGCCTTGTATAGATTGTCTATCACAATGTCAAATAGAAATGGATTAATTTTGTTTACTACCACAACTTTGACATATGATCCTTCGTAGATGGAATAATCAAATGTTCTATACTGTTCTGCCATGTTTTCTAAGGCATCATCGTAGTTTAATTTATAGAACATACGATATGGATTCTCTACGAATTCCATTTCACGGGTGTGAGTATCAAAGATGTGAAACCCTTTAGGGTCTTTGTAGTCTGACCAAGTTATTTCACCTGGTGTACCAACGTAGAAGATGTGGCCATCATTAGACTTATGATGAAAATGTCCTGACAGAACCACATCATATTTGGATAGTTGAGACTTGCTTATACCACCATCACAAACAACACCACGTTCCATTTCAAAACCTGCAATCTCAAAATGACCTAAACAGATTTGTGATTTGGTTTGTTTGATTTGATCGAAGATTTGATCTTCATTATCATCACATAGCCAAGGCACAATATCAATATCGATGCCGTCAAAATTAAGTGTAGTGAAAGAATCACATACAGTAATGTTATCATACTCGTTTAGTAATAACTGGGATGAGTTAACCTGTAAGGTGTTTTTGAAAGCAACATCATGGTTTCCCAACAATGTAAAGAACCGTATACCATGTTCTTGTAATTTCTCGAAGAAATATTTGCGGCACAGATACAGTGAGTTGAAGTTAATAAACTTACGACGGTCGAATAGATCACCAAGTTGTATAACGGTAGTAACATTGTGATCCTTTAGATATGGAAAGAACGTGTTCGTATAGAACTTCTCCATGTATTTATGAAAGTCTAAAGAATCGCCACGCATTCCGTGATGCGTATCACCTAATATGCATATTTTCATATGACTATTCTACATCATCTTGTAAGAAAGTTTCAAGTCCTTCTGCTTTCTTTGCCTTCTTTTTCTTCTTATTTTCCTCAAAGTTGTGGATAAATTCCGAGATGTTGTCGTACAATTCAAACTGTTTCATATTACCATTTTCATCTTCAAACATTTCACCTTCATCCAATAATCCAAATTGTTGAGTGGCTTTATACTTTACATAGAGTTGCTTCTTCTCACGCATAATCCTACGGAGAAAAGCATAGTATATAATCTGAGTAAAATAGGCAAATGGATTTTTAGATTTGGCAGGATCAAAGTTTCGGAAGTACATGATGCAGTTCTCTACACCATCCGATATCATTTCATCACGGTAGGTATAAGAGATAAAGTTTGGTTTGCGAGATAGATGTTCAGCAATTTTTAGAAAACATTCGCCAATATAATTTGGTATCTTTGGTTCTGGACCATCTGTTTTCTTTGCCTCTGCACAGTCCTCATGATACTTAATGAGTGCTGCCAGGAAGTCTGCGTTATTAACGTAATGATTTGTAGCCATGATATATTTACCTTTTTAATTGCTTGACATCTTTGGAACTAGGGTGTAAAATGCTTTTGTGGTACTAAAATCTATTAGACATTACCATAGATGTTGTTCTTGATCATTCTATATCCCTTCAGTAATTCAATCACTCCATGCTCTAAACTGAACATTGGTTCAAACCCAGTTGCTTCTAACTTAGCATTAGAAACGATGTAGTTTCTCTGATCTGGATCTTTCTTTATCTCACCTTCCACAATTGTAAACTCTGGAACAAACTTCTTAATAATCTCACACAGTTCCAACTTAGATACATTTGCAGATGAAAGACCTACATTATATATTTGATCTTTCATGTCATCAAAATTGTAGATAGCATGTAAGAAAGCATCACACACATCACGGACATGGATATAGTTACGCTTGAAATGTCCTTCAAAGATAATCACATAACCATCATTGACAGCACGGTAAGTTAAATCATTTACCAACAAGTCAGTACGCATTCTTGGTGACATACCAAATACAGTTGCTAATCTATAACTGATTACGTTCTGATGTTGCAT